ATGAAAAAGAATATTCGGTTGAAAAGCAGTATACTAGCTCTTGTAGCTGGTTTTAGCGTTATTGCAACACAAGCTGTTTTAGCAGATGAATTAGCTGTCCAAATTATGGGAGTTAATGATTTCCATGGTGCGCTTGATATGACGGGGACAGCGCGATTGGAAGGGGAAACAGTTCGTAATGCAGGAACTGCCGCTTTACTTGATGCTTACATGGATGATTCACAAGCAGAATTTGAAGAAACAGCAGCAGAAACAGAGACACCTGCAGAGTCTATCCGTGTTCAAGCTGGGGATATGGTTGGTGCAAGTCCATCGAATTCTGGACTTTTGCAAGATGAACCAACTGTAAAAGTCTTTAATAAAATGGATGTTGAATACGGAACTTTGGGGAACCATGAGTTTGATGAGGGACTTGATGAGTATAACCGTATCATGACTGGTGAAGCTCCAAAAAAAGGTCAGTTTAATGAGATTGTAGATAATTATACTCGTGAAGCTGCTAAACAGGAGATTGTTATTGCTAACGTTATTGACAAAGAAACAGGTGAAATTCCGTATGGTTGGAAGCCCTACGCTATTAAGACTATTCCCGTGAATGATAAAGAAGCTAAGATTGGCTTTATTGGTGTAGTTACGACAGAAATTCCTAATCTTGTTTTGAAGAAAAACTATGAGCAGTACACTTTTTTGAATGAGGCAGAGACGATTGCTAAATATGCGCGTGAATTAGCTGAAAAAGGTGTAAATGCGATAGTTGTACTGGCTCACGTTCCGGCTACAAGCAAGGATGGTGTGGCTGCTGGTGAAGCTGCAGATATGATTGCTAAGCTAAATGAAATCTATCCTGAACACTCAGTTGACCTTGTATTTGCTGGCCATAACCATGTCTATACAAACGGTACAACGGGCAAAACCTTGATTGTTCAAGCTACCTCACAAGGTAAGGCTTACGCAGATGTTAGGGCTGTTTATGATACAGATATTGCCGACTTTAAAGCTGTTCCGACTGCGAAAATTATTGCAGTAGCACCAGGGCAGAAAACACCAAGTCCGGAAATTCAGGCAATTGTAGATGAGGCAAATACCATTGTTAAAAAAGTAACTGAGCAAAAAATTGCTACAGCTAGTCAAGCGACAGATATTTCACGCGAAGTGAATGAATTTAAAGAAAGTGCTGTAGGTAATCTAGTAACATCGGCTCAATTAGCTATCGCTAAGAAATCGGGTTATGATGTTGACTTTGCAATGACAAACGATGGCGGGATTCGGGCAGATTTGAAGGTCCAAGAAGATGGAACAGTTACTTGGGGAGCAGCACAAGCTGTTCAACCATTTGGGAATATCCTACAAGTCGTTCAAATGACAGGTGAGCAGATTTATACAGCCTTAAATCAACAATATGATGAAGGTGAAAAATATTTCCTTCAAATGTCTGGAATTAAATATATCTACACGAAGGCTGACAATCCAACGGAAGAAAATCCTTATAAGGTTGTTAAAGCCTTCAAAGAAGATGGGACGGAGATTGTTCCGACAGAAACCTATACACTTGTCATCAACGACTTCTTATTTGGTGGTGGGGATGGCTTCTCGATTTTCAAAGAAGCTAAACTGATTGGTGCTATCAATCCAGATACAGAAGTATTTGTGGAGTACTTGACTGATTTAGAAAAAGCAGGTCAAACCATTAGTGCAACAATTCCAGGTAGAAAAGCATTTGTAGAGAAGTACGTAGAAGAACCAAAAGCAGAAGAAAAAGAAGATAATGCTGGGACAACTACTGATGTGAAAACACCTGAGAAAGCAAATGACGGTGGCGATAGTGTAACAAATCAGAAAGCAACCGAGCAACCGGCACCATCTGGAAGTATGGCTCCTATTTCAAATAAGAAAACTGAAAAAGCATCAGGAAATCAAACACTTCCAAATACCGGTCAAGAAGCCCTAGGCTCACTTCTTATTAGCTTGGGTGGCTTAGTTTCACTCGGAATGGCTGTCTCAGTGAGACGTAAGGAAGGGGAGTAGGAATCAAGCATAAAAACGACAAACTTTCGAAGTACATTTTAGAATTACTTCTTTTAGAGACTATTATGAGAGAAATACATAAAAACAATTGTGTTTCATCTTAGAGTAGGTTCTGCTTTTTGTAAAGATTTGAAAAAACTTATATAACCTTGCTCTTGCAATCTGCTCTCTTCTGGGGTACAATAGAGAAGCAGACTTCCCTTAGTTAAATGGATATAACAAATTCCTCCTAAGAATTAGTTGCAGGTTCGATTCCTGCAGGGGAGATGAAAATACGACAAAAACCCTTGATACACAAGGGTTTTTAACTTTCTTGCCCCAAATTAGCCCCAAATTTTTCCATTAAATTTCTGACTTTGTCGAATGATTCTTCTTGTTTAGCCTTGAATAAGTGCGAATATGTTTTCAATGTTTCGGTTGCATCCTTATGCCCTACTAACTTGGCAATGGTCACAACGTCCACATCATGATAGATCAGCCAGCTAACGTAAGTATGACGTAAGCCGTGTACATTAAATGTTTGGCGTGTCTTTTTCTTTAAAATTTTATTTTCGCCAGTCCCGGTCAATTTGGTAAACAATCTTTTATCTGGATTGTCTATATATCCAACTTTCATGTACTCGTCGTATGCTTTTAACCACTCACTATCAAATGGCACATCTCGTTCTGATTGCGGGTTCTTAGTCGGTCCCCAACCTTTCTTCTTTCCATAAACCTTGTAAGTCCTGCGGATTCGTAAACACATATTTTCGCGGTCAACGATAGGCTCTGCAATGCCTGCTGCTTCCGAAAATCGCAGACCCGTCTTTCCAATTGTGTACAGGAAGAAGTGGGACTGGTACTTGATTGTCTTTCGATAATCTGTGATTAATTGTTCATACTCATCAAGTTCCAGGTACTTATCCTCCTCTTTCTTGGATTCGACATCAGAGAAAATCTTGACAATTTCGGTAAAATCTTTTTTTAAAATCCCTTGATGGATAGCAACTTTAATTGATGCCCTTATGTGCGAATTGAACCTTTTGACACTATCTTTCACATAACATTTTGCCAATTCGTTTATAATGTTTTGATATGAAGTAGCGTTTATTTTTGAAAGTTTCGTTTCGTGGAAATATCTAGTAATTAGCTTAAGGGTGTATTCATACTTGCCAAACGTTTCTGGTCCGACATGAGGCTTCTTATGGACAAGCATCCATTTCTCAAAGTACTCAGCAAGGGTGATGTTCTTATCTTCCACAATGCCACTAGACAGCTCTATTTCAGCTTGGGATGCAGCCTGAACAGCTTCAGACTTAGTCCTAAACCCAGACTTGGATTTCTGCTTATATGAGCCGTCTGGAGCTTTATATGAGATACGGTATTCCCAACCGTTATCCCTTTTCCTAAAATATGCCATTGATTTACCCTTTCTAATTTGATATAATGGGTATAGTAAAAAAGGTATTCGAATACCACTTACTATCCAATTATTTTTTCTCCTCACGCTCTGAGTCGCCAAACTTTGAGAGCGTGGGGAGTTTTTTTATTTGTTATTCAGAACTTAATTTTATGCTTTCATAATACTGTTCCGCAACTGCTAAATCAGTAAAATGTACGGTATTGTTATATTCTTTATGAACAAGCTCTTTGATTTCTTGCAAGTCAACTTTAAAGAACTCTTTACGTGGATTGACTTTATTTACTTCTTTATCTCTGAAATAATTGTGAAGCGTATTCTCTAGAGCAGGAGCATCCTCGCTAAAGATTAGAGCGTGAACATCAAATGGAAATGGAACAGAAGCACTACTTAATTCATTGATACGGTCCATCGGTTCTAATCTTCTTGTCATACCTATTTTGTAGACATTTTGACCGAATGACCCTATATTGGAAATGATATAAACAAATCCAGCTCTTGTGTTACTTTCACGCTTGAGAACGTCTTCTTTATCTTTTTCAAGCTCCTTAATTTTGTCCTCAAGCTCTTTAATTTTATCAGCGTATATATTTTGTTCGACCTCGTTGTTAGCGCTGTTAAGATACTTCAATAGTTTAGACATCTCGTTTTGGAACTGTCTTTCTTCTTTTTCCAACTTAGCTTTCGCTTGTTGGATTTCTTTTTCGACTTTCTGTTGCTCGCGTATTTCTTCTTTTTGAGCTTTCAATAATTCACGCTCGACCTCAAGTTGTTTTTGATATTTATACATGACATCTAGTTGCTTTAACTTTAGCGTGAGAAGTTCATGACTGATTTTTACTCCGTCAACTGCAAATAGTGCATTTAGATTTTCAAATGATTTTGCTAATTTATTACGATAGCTATCTACATTTTTTGCTGTAATGTTAGATACATAGTAGTCCGATTCAGCATTGAATGCACGGAGAAGTTGTCTAGATTGTTTGTTAAGATTAGCTTTCGTTGTTTGTATTCCAAGATTATTTATTGCAACATCAGCTTTTATTAGTTCTTTTTCTTTTAATTGAATTAAAGATAATTCATTTTTGATTTCGTTAGCTGTTATATTGTCTGTGAAATCTACCGTTGTTTCTTTAAAAAGTAATGCATCGGCTTTTTCTGATAAATAAAGCTCAGCCTCTTTTTTAGCTATTTCTAGTTTATCAATCTCTTCTTTGAGATTATTCTTTTTCGATTCCACTCCTGCGACAATTGTATTAGCCATATCAATGGAGTCTTTAGCTTCTTTTTTAGCATTGTTTATTAGATTATCAGCTTCTTCCTTTGCGGTTTTTAGTATGTTATCAGCTTGTTCATTCGCTAAAAGAATTTCGTTCCATCTGACTTGTTGGTCGGGAGAGAGATTGGGATATTTTTTATTCCTAATCAAGAACAATCCTATTAAGAGGATTAACGACGATAAGTAAGTTGGGATAGATAATATAAGTAGTATCAAGAAAAACCAACCTCTTAAATAAAAGGGCAAAGTGTTGGCGTTGTTCTTCATTGGATGTTCTCCTTATTATAAATGTTTTCCAGTTAGGGTGCGAAATTCTTCAATAACCATGCTTTCATCGGTCATGGTTTTTAAGCCATGTCGTTCCATAAAACGAACATAGTTAAAGTCGTTATAATCGTCTAACATCGACAATTCATCTTTCAGCAAATGATGAATCATATTCCTGTTTGCTTGAAGTTCGCACAGCTCTCTATGTAATTGGTATTGGTAGGGTGTATGGTTTTTATGACCAAGTTCGTGATAGAGTAGCTTATCTCGTTCGATACCATCTACATACGTGTCTATTCCAACAAGATTAGCACGTTTGTTGAAGAAGGCTTTTTTATCTCTTTCTCTACCATCAAAGAATAAAATATCAATACCTTGCTGTACGCAAAGGTCTAATGCGGTCATTTTACTATTCCTTATATTTGTTCTTAAAGTGCTGTTCCATGATATATGAGAAAAACTCTATATCGTCTTCGTCAAACGGCTTGCCGTCATAAGACATTGACTCGGCTGCTAGCTCTTTGAAATCTATTTTATCAATTTCGTCATCAGTTTTAGCAACTCTTGGATTATCAGTCCGACCAAGTAAGTAATCAGTAGATACGTTGAAGTAGTCGGCTATTAACTGTAGCCTCTCAGCTGAAGGCTTTTTGTTTTTCATGGTATAAATAGAATTTCGACTTAACCCCAATCTTTCTTCTAGACCACCTAGCGTAACACCTCTAGATTTAGCTAATTCTTTTATTCTTTCGAACGTTGAGAACATTGATTTAACAACCTTTCTAAGCATTACGAAAAAAATTCTAGAAAAAAGTTTGTAAAAATAGTTGACAGTATACAAACTTTAGTATAGAATATAATTTGTAAAGCGAATAATAAAGCGAAACAAAAAACGAAGATAAAACTAAAAAAATAAAACTTTGGCGAGTTGAATTATAGTGTTATCGGTTAATTTGTTCGGTGTTTTTCTTATATCTTGATTTTAGACTATAGTTTGTAAAAAGTCAAGTGGAATCTATAAAATTTCGCAAAAACTTTCGCTTTACTTTCTAACTAATAAAGAGAAAGGAGAAGTTTATGAGTCAACAACATCAAAAATGGATAGAACTGGTGGAAAAACGATTGGCTGAAAAAGGCTGGACAAAAGCTGATTTGACACAAGCTGTCGGATTACGTAGTCAAGGCACAATCACAGATTTGTTGACCAAAGGGAAAGGGAGTGCTGATTTGAAATTGCGTGTTTCAAAATTATTGGGCATCCGTGAGCCGTGGGAAAAATTTGAAGAATAATAAATATTGAAAGGAGCATTATGCACGAAATTATTAACGTAAATCTAAACGACAACCATGAGCCTGTTGTGTCTGGTCGGCAGTTACATGAGGCTTTGGGGGTCAAAACACCATACTCTATGTGGTTTGACCGAATGGTTGAGTATGGCTTTACAGAAAATCAAGATTTTTTGCTTAACAATTTTGTAAAGCAAACAGGTCGCGGAGGTCACAACAAGGTTGACCACATTATCAAGCTGGACATGGCCAAGGAAATTGCTATGATCCAACGAACCGAGCGAGGCAAGCAGGTACGGCAGTACTTTATCCAAATAGAAAAGGACTTCAACAGTCCAGAGAAGATTATGGCACGAGCTCTGCTATTGGCCGACAAGAAGGTGCATCAGCTGGAAGCACAGATTGAGGCGGACAAGCCCAAGGTGTTGTTTGCTAATGCGGTCGAGGCTAGCGCTACATCTATCTTGATTGGGGACTTTGCCAAGATTTTGCGTCAGAACGGCTACAACATTGGCCAGAATCGCTTGTTTGAGTGGTTGCGGAACAATGGTTTTCTCATTCGGAAACGTGGAGAGAGCTACAATATGCCGACCCAGAGGTCTATGGATATGAGCTTGTTTGAGGTCAAGGAGCGGACACATAACGAGCCTAATGGCAGCATTCGGATCAGCAAGACGACCAAGATGACGGGTAAGGGTCAGACTTACTTCATCAACAAGTTTTTGAACGAAGAAATGCAAAAAGCCTGACGGCAATCAGGCTCTTACTAAAAAAATCACCTAAATTATATCAAAGAAAGCGAGGTTTGACAAGATGGATGACATCGCTGAAAGCCTCATATCACGCTTTATCAGTCAACTAAAAGTTAGATTGGTAGAGGTATTCGAGGTATTTAACTTGGAACTAGCAATGCCTTTGTTGCTTAACAGTAAACAATGCAAGAAGTTGCTAGGTATTGCAAATGAGACGGAATTCCAGAGGGTATCACACCTAAAGGATTTTCCAAGGATTGAAAAGAAAGGGTCGCACCCACGATTTCCACGGGATGCAGTGGTTGAGTGGATGCGTGTGAATTGGAAGTTGATATGACAGAAGCATTACTTACATTAGGAATTTTCGCTGTGCCGATTTTGACGGCGGCAGTAGTGGAACAGCGGAAAGCGGAGAAGGAGCGCAAGTACAAGGAGTTTGAAGAAATTCGTCGCAGAGATTACCTGTACGGCTTTAAAGCAGGTATGGGGTATCAGAGTACCTGCGACATTGAAAAAGCTCGTAATGGGCTAAAGAGAAACGCTCAGCAAGTGGATAAGGAGTGGAAAAGATATGCAGAAATGGTTGGATAAACTTTTCAAACAAGGAAAACCTGCTATTCCACGTCCGCTTTACACACTAGAGCAGGAAAACCAACTATTGCATGACATGGTCCGTGAAATCGCTGAACAACGAAATGAATATCGCATCGAAAATCAGCGGTTGAGGGATGAGAATGCTATGTTGAAACGTGAGTTGGAGAGTGCAACATGACGAAAGAATCGAAAATAGAACTCTTGCTGAAATCATTTGAGAACTATCGAAAGACAAGAGATATAGAACATCTGAAAGATGTAGAAAGGATTTTGGAATATGACGGAATTGACGACGATTGAAGCGAATGTGCTGAATATTATCTTACCTTATCGTTTCGACAAACCTATTAAGTTTGAAAAGGTACAGGAACGAACGAAACTAGGTAGAAGGACTTTGCAAAACGTACTAGAGGCTTTGAAGAAGAAAGGGCATCCAGTAGGCAGTCATAAGACAGCTCCGTTTGGATTGTATATGGCTAAAACCAAAGAAGAGTTAGAAATTGGTATGCGTGCCAACGTGAAGCGAGCAGAAACAACGCTTGAAATTGCACGAGTGTAGCGTGGGATTGATTTAGAAGAGTATTGGAGGGATGTAGCGAATGGATAAACCACAACAAGTTTATAACAAGAAAAATCCTATGGTGAGGATACCACGGGAATCGTATGACAAATTAGTTGAATTTTGCAATGAGAACGACCTTGTCATTAGTGCTACAATCGGGCGTTTCCTTGAGTATTGTCTTGAAAATGCAGAATTTAAGGAAGTGCAGACACCTGTCGAGAAACTATTTATTGGAGATTGTGAGGTATAGATGGCGCAGAGAAGGATGTTTAGTAAAGAAATCACTACTAGTGACCATTTTGTCGATATGCCACAATCAACTCAATTACTGTACTTTCATCTTGGCATGGAGGCAGATGATGAAGGTTTTATTGGAAATGCACGGATGCTGAGCAGGGCATATGGGGCAAATTCAGATGACTTGAAATTGTTACAAGCAAAAGGATTTATTATCATCTTTGAAAGTGGAGTGACTGTTGTCAAAGATTGGAATTTGAACAATCAAATCCGAAAAGACAGACTGAAACCGACAATTTATCAAGCTGAAAAGAGTCTCTTAACCCTTGATAATACTGGGGTTTACCAACTTGACAACCAAATGACAACCAAACCGCAACCAAATGACAACCAAATGACAACCAAATGTCCGCATAGGTTAGGTAAGGATAGTATAGATAAGGATAGTATAGGTGAGCAGCAGCTAGGGGCTGGTGCAGGAAAAAATATCATCTTTGAAAAGCTAAAAGATGCTTTTGGAGAAATGTCTATTAACGGGACGATAGTTGGGGAAGTAGAGGATTTGCTATCAAAACACGGTCAAGAGTTGCTGATACACGCTTTAGATGAAACTATTCTAAATGGTGGCAGGTCTATTAGATATACTCGCTCCATTTTGGATCGTTGGCATGGTCAAGGGCTTAAGACTGTTGAACAAGTAAAACAATCAAATACCGGTAAGCTAAAATCAGATGATTGGGTACCAGATCCAAACTATCCACCACCCTACTAGAAAGAGGTGCAAATGAAGATTGGAGAAGTCCACAATGTTATAGACGAGATGTGTTTGAAGCACCAGGTCTATCTATGGCGGACAAAAAACAAAGTTATGGTCAAAGACGAAACAGTCCCTCGATACATCACTTGTTGTCCTGAATGCACCAGAGAGAAGATGATTGAGCAACAGATTAGAGAGGTGGGGCAAGCCTTGGAAGTTGAGACGTGGGCTAGTTCCTATGACGTGTTCGCTAAGAAGAGCATGATACCAAAAGAGTTGAAAGATGCATCTTACAAGACTTATACGATTACGAATCGAATTGAGGAAGAAGCGAAACAATTCGCTTTGAGGCTGAACGAGTTTTACTTTAAGCACCAAGGAAAAGGGAACGCTATTATCCAAGGCAAGCCCGGCATCGGCAAAAGTCATCTGTCTATCAGTATTGCTAGAAAACTGAATATGGACTGGCGGTCAATCTCTGAACCGAAGAGCGTGTTGTTCATCTCAGTTCCGAAAATGTTTCAACGCATCCAGGAAGGGTTTGGCTACAAAGACGGGACTAGTGCCCAGCAGATGATTGACATGCTTGCAAAAGCTGACTATCTCTTTCTGGATGACCTAGGCAAGGAATCGACATTTGGCAGACAGACCAAGGAAGCGAATGACTGGAAGCAGAATATCCTCTATCAGATTTTGGATGAACGTGACACAACCATCATCAACACCAACCTGACAGGGGAGCAGATGCAGAAGGTGTATGACCGCTCTCTTGTTAGCCGAATCATGAAAGGTGCGATGAACAATGTTTTTAAATATCCAGATAATGCACAGAGTAGACGAGAATTGCCGTTTTAGGAGGGACAATGCAAGAGAAATTAAAAATGATTGCCGACCATGAAGAAAAGTATGGTCGGATCGGCGATGAGGTCAGAGGGCTGTTATTGCAGCAGAAGCACCATATTATCCAGAAGAAACTGGATGAGTGGGCTGGTTGGTCTGAGATTGGCGGAAAGGTGGAGTTTTGATGTTTGATTATGATACATGGTTAAGCACACCGCCAGAACCGCCAGTTGATATCTGGGAGGTGGAGGAAGATGAAGACAGCGCCTATGACGAATGGAAAGACAATGTAGCTATGGGCTATGAGTATTAGAAACGAAAAGGAAAATTATGACAACAAATCAAGTAGTAACACACAAAAACTTTTTTAATGCCCCAAACGTCCAAAAATCATTTGATGACGTTTGGAAAGGTGCAGGGGTGCAATTCGCAACAAGTATCTTGTCTGTTATCCAAGGCAATGCATCGCTAAAATCTGCATCAAACGAATCGATCATGACATCAGCTATGAAAGCGGCGGTGTTAAACTTGCCGATTGAACCAAGCCTAGGTCGTGCCTATCTAGTTCCGTATAAAGGGCAGGTACAATTCCAGTTGGGGTATAAAGGGTTGATTGAGTTGGCACAACGCAGTGGCAAATACAAGAGTATCAATGCAGGACCGGTTTACAAGAGCCAGTTTGTATCTTATGACCCATTGTTTGAAGAACTGACCCTTGATTTTACTCAACCACAAGATGAGGTTATCGGGTATTTTGCGAGCTTCAGCTTACTAAATGGTTTTAGAAAGTTGACCTATTGGACAAAAGCAGAAGTTGAAGCGCACGGCAAGAAGTTTTCTAAAACTTTTGGGAACGGTCCTTGGAAAACAGATTTTGATGCAATGGCACGCAAGACGGTATTGAAACATATTCTAAGTATCTATGGACCGTTGTCGGTAGAGATGCAAACAGGAATGCAGAATGACGAAAGCGAGAACGACAATGCGACACGAGACATCAAGACTGCTGAACCAGTCAATGCAGACCAACAGTTGCTTGATGACTTGATGTCTGTTGATGTTGAAACAGGCGAAATTTTGGAAGAGGTAAGCGAGCTAAAAGATAATGGGGAGTTGGATTTGAAGTATGAAGACCCTAACGCAAGATAACTATTATGATGACAAAGACTACATGTCAGTATCACGATTCAAGAAGTATCTAGAGTGCGAGGCAAAAGCATTGGCTCTGGATACTGGGAAGTGGGTAGAGGACAGAGACCAGAAGCCGTTGATTTTTGGTAATTATGTCCATAGCTATTTTGAAAGTGCAGAAGCTCATAGAAAATTTTTAGAAGAGCATAAGTCGGATTTATTTTCTAGCCGCAAGCCGTATGGCCTGCTGGCTGATTACAAATTGGCAGATAAGGTGATAGCTACACTAGAAACTGATGAGCTGTTCAATAATCTTTACCACGGCCGGCGTGGTCGAAAAAAAGACCAAGTAGAAAAAGAGATGATTGTGACAGGAGTTATTGCAGGAGTGCCATTTAAAGGCAAGATTGACTCTATCAACCACACAAGAGGATACATGGTTGATTTGAAGACTATGAAAACAATTTATGATAAAGAGTGGAGTCAAGACTTGAAGCAAAAAGTTCCCGGTGCATTGGCAAATATTATTAACTACAACTACCATGCTCAATTGTCTGTTTACCGAGAATTGCTGAAGCAAATGACAGGACGTTCGTATAGGCCTCTAATCGTCGCTGTGAGCAAGGAAAACGAGCCAGACAAGGAAATATTAAGCCTTGACGAAGAAATGCTCTCAGAGGGCTTAGAATTCGTTTCTGAGCGTGCTAGCCATGTATGGGATGTGGCAACTGGGAAAGTTGGGCCGATTAAGTGCGGAAAATGTGATTATTGCCGTAGCAAAAAGAAACTGAATCGCATAGTGTCGATTAGTGAATTGTTGGAAATATGAAACTAACGTGCCGTGAACCACGAAAAAAGCGAACTAGAAAGCGTGTCAATTGGAAACAATCAGTTGACAGTTGGACGACAGCGACTGCCCGTATTTAGCCAAACTCACACAATGGCAGTCGCTGATTTTAAAAGGATTACAAAAATGAAAAAAACAGCAATTTTAAAAACGCCTTTCACACTTGTGACAAGTGAATCAGAACAAAGTATGGAAATTATTGGTGGTGGCCTATGGAATATCAAAGCGGAGTTTGTTGTGCGAGATAACCAAATATCGCTAGATGAAAACGGAGATATGTTTGAACCAGAATACAGACTGGTTTTAGAAGCAGAATATCCAGATAAGCTCTTCCTTGATGATTCCAATATTGCGAAAGAAGTAGGAAAGGACATAAAAGAAATCCAGACCTTGTTTGAATTTATCGAGGGAAACAAAAAGAATTTGTTTGAGGAACTTGGATTCCACGGAGTCATTATATGAGGTTAGTTTTACCAATTGAACCCAAACCTCAAAGCAGACCGAGAGCTAGTGTACGAGGCAGACATGCGACGGTTTACGAAGACGGTAAGATGGTTGCTTGGAGGAAGAAATGTACTGAACTTGTTCGACAACTGTATGACGGTCCATATTTCGACGGGCCGATCAAGGTAGACATGACATTCTACACGCCTGCTCCGAAGTCAATGTCAGAGCCGCCTAAACCACGGTCCAGGGCAAAGAAAGTGCGACAGTATGATGACTTTATCAATGAGCGAATTTACGTAGATAAAAAACCAGACCTAGATAATCTGGAAAAAGCGGTTTATGACAGCATCAGCAAGGCGGGGTGTGTTTGGACAGATGATAATATCATCGTCGAGCATACAACTAGAAAGCTGTACAGTCCTAGACCGAGAATTGAGATTGAAGTGGAGGAAATTTTATGACACAAATGATTTACGCTTGCACTTGTCCTGAATGTGAGGGACAAGAAGAACGATTTAACAACGTAACCAAACCGAAACACTACCAAGGTAAGTATGGTATGGAAGCCTTGGAAGTGGTCAAGAATTTTATCGGCAATTTAGCAGGCGAGCGCGCCTACTACTGGGGCAATGTCATCAAGTATCTGTTGCGATTTCAGCAGAAGAACGGTGTTGAGGACTTGAAGAAAGCTAGACAACATTTGGATTGGTTGATTGAGACGGAGGGAAGCAATGAAAATAATAAGTGATATGAAAAGACTATTTTGTAAACATTCTTGGAAGGAATTACCGCGCTTTATCGCGTTGAATACTGGGAAAATTTCTCCTAAACGCATATGCCTAAAATGTGGGAAAGTTGAGGAAACTTCTTGAAATTCCTTGACTTATTCGCTGGCATTGGTGGTTTCCGTCTTGGCATGGAACGAGCCGGGCACGAATGTGTCGGTTTTTGCGAGATAGACCAATTCGCCAGAAAGAGCTACAAAGCAATTCACAACACAGAAGGAGAACTTGAATTTCATGACATTACAAGAGTCACAGATGAGCTTGTTCGAGGAATCGGACGTGTGGATGTTATCTGTGGAGGATTTCCGTGCCAGGCTTTTAGCATTGCTGGAAAGCGAGCAGGATTTGAGGATACTAGAGGGACTTTATTCTTTGAGATTGCTAGGTTCACATCTATTCTCAGACCTAAATATCTATTCCTTGAGAATGTCACAGGACTCCTCAACCACGACAACGGAAATACATTCGAGACCATCCTCAGAGCGTTGGATGAATTGGGGTATGATGCGGAATGGCAAGTGTTCAACAGCAAGAATTTTGGAGTCCCCCAAAACCGAGAGCGGGTGTTTATTATCGGACATCTTAGAGGAGCAGGTGGACGAGCGGTATTTCCTTTCGGAGGAGTTGACACAGCGGTTGATACTAAACAATCAAAAATAAATAAGGTCGGCAATATCAGAAAAATGGGTAGGTCGCAAAGTGGTGACGTGGTATCCGTTGATAGTCTTGCTCCAACATTATGTAGCACAACAACGCAAAAAGACCCATTGAAAGTCGCTATCCCAGTCCTCACTCCAGACCGAGAGGAGAAACGGCAGAATGGTCGTAGGTTTAAAACAGATGGAGAGCCGATGTTTACGCTGACTGCACAGGATAAGCATGGAGTTTTGGTTAATGACATAAAAGTGGTTGGAGTCATCGAACCAAATTTCAACCAAAGCGGTTGCATATACGACCCAGAAGGAATTGCTCCAACCATCCGAACTATGCAAGGCGGAGGGTTAGAGCCCAAAATAGCTGTCAGAGAAGCAACTGCCAAGGGCTACTCAGAAGCCACGGTCGGCGACTCTGTCAATCTGTCGCATCCCAATTCTTCCACACGAAGAGGTAGAGTTGGAAAACAAGTGGCCAATACACTTTTAACAGGTGAAGAACAAGGCGTGATAACGCCGAATTTCCGCATCCGCAAACTGACACCTTGCGAATGTTGGAGGTTGCAAGGTTTCCCAGATTGGGCGTTTGACAAAGCACAGGCAGTAAATAGTAACAGTCAGCTATACAAGCAAGCGGGCAACTCAGTCACGGTTAATGTGATTGAAGCGATAGCAAGGAGATTGGAGGAAACAGATGAAGAAGCAGGAAGCGATTGAGATTATTGAGCAATCAAAAATAAAAGTAAGTAGGCTTGTAGAAACAAACGGTGGAGCAAGTTCAATTCAACAGAAGATAAAGTTAGTTGATTACGTGCCTCTTGAAATCGTCGTAAATACAATTGATAAAATTGGTTTGAAAAAGGTTGTTGTACCGAAGTTTGTTGCGGAATGGATTGAAGGATATCGACACACTAATACGTTATTAAAAGTTTTGAACGCAGCAGAAAATGAGCGAGTAATCCCATCTGCTGTAAATGATTGGATATTAGATAACCAACGCGACTTTGTCGTCGCTTGGCTCGACGGCTACGAAATTGAGCAGGAGAAGTTGTACACGGTTGAGATACCGAATCCGAATATTGATGAGAGTCACATTACGGTTCTCAAGCGCATGAAAGACAGCGATAACGCTATTGAACTATGTACTTTCGTAAGGCCAGATTTAAGTGAATCCAAATTTCAACTCACCGAATCCGAAATCAAAGAGGATTTTGAGTGGGCTTGGCAGTTTGCGAAAGAGGTGGAGCGATGAAACAATTATTAAGGTCTGTTGGATTTATACTGATATTTTATTCGGTTACCCCTAACATCATCCACGAGATGACGCTTGCTCAGAAGATAATGTTTGGATTAGGCGCTAGTTGGCTATTTTACGAAGGAGGAGGCAGAAAATGATACCGAAGTTTAGAGTTGCTTATAAAAATAATATTTTAGGCGAGGCTGGGGCGATTGATTTTATTAACAAAACTGCAACGATACCTATTTACGATAAGGAAACGGATGAGTATTTAGCTGACTATGAATTGAGTTTAAATTTGGTCACCCTCATGCAATCCACAGGGGTGTTTGATAAGAACGGTCAGGAGATTTTCGAGGGGGATGTGGTTAATATTTTTGATGAAAAGCTGTCGAAAATCTATTATTCAGAAGGAGCTTTTTGTGTAGATGTCCTGAACGGAGGAACACCTTTACACGTCTATTTATCCGAACACCTTGAACTCATCGGCAACATCTACGAAAATCCTGAATTGGTGGAGGTAAACAATGAATGCTGAACTAATGAATGAACTAAAAGAATTGCTCGGCTTATTTCCGAGGTCATTTATAAATGCGAACCTGGAAGTGATACTGATTCCAAAAACAAACACGTATTTTAGTTTGGAAGGAGTACAATCACGAAGAGACATCATCGCAAAATTATTAATGTGGTGCAGTAGACCAATAGTAAAAGGTCAACCGTTTCGTAGTCAGAAAAGGAATAACTTATTTAGAGAGGTTATCAAAAAAACTTTTAATTACTACTTAGGAACACTCTTTTCAGACGAAGATATAGCTTTGATTTATCATAAATTAGGTAATGGAATCAATCCAGAATTGGCTTATAGATTTATTGATAGCGGGTTTAATATGGAGGTATTAAATGACTGAAAAACTAGGCGTGCTACTGGTCGATGTGCCAGAGCCGAGGTTGTGGAGGTATTCCTTCTTAGTGAGAGGAACAGCCCTATCTTTCAGTTTGGGGCAGGCAGATGATTATTTGACAGTTGAGCGATACGCTTACAAATGCACTCAAGAATGTGCTAAAAAATACCCACAGTTTCGGTGGGTAGCGTTGGAGGACCTATGACAGTAGCAGATAAAATCAAACGCATCTTGCAAAAGACAGGATGGACAAGAGAACAATTTGCGATTGAGATGGGTGTGACAACTCTGTCTGTCTACAAATGGCTAGACGGACGACCACCGAGACAGCGCATGTTGGATAAAATAGACGAGCTGTACGAGCAAACTAAAGATACAAAACCTAAAGTACTAGCACAACGCGGCAAGATACGTATTTTGTATCCGTATTATAGCCATCAGAGAATGCCGTGGGAAAAATAAAAAAGCCAGCACGCTTGTACTGACTGTGATGTAATTAACTCTAAAACTATTATATCACAGAAAGGTATGAGCAGATGACTTTTTTCCCAGAAGTTGACTTCGAAAAAACGAAAGCTAATGCAAAACGAAAACTGAAAGAGTACCCTCGCTGGCGTAGAGTAGCGAACGATGTAGATGGACAGAAAGTCACTGCAGTGTACACTTTCGAGCCAAGGCAGACTCATGGCAATCCTAGCAGACCGGTTGAGCGATTGGCAATCAATCGAGTAGATGCGGAAGCGGAGCTTGAAGCGATTGAATATGCAATCAACAATCTACTCAATCCTACGCATAGACGCATTCTATATGAGAAGTATCTCTACGCAGGCAAGCGGTATGATTTTGAAATCTACAACGACTTGTACTTATCAGAAGCTAGTTTCTATATCGAACTCAACGATGCACTGTTATCGTTTGCGGAACAATATAGAAGCGGAAGTTTGTTAGTTCAAAATTAGAGTTTTGACCAAGAAATCAAAAGTTTTTGTATAGATTATTCGTTTTTCGAGATGTTAAAATAGTATTGTCAAGATACCGAGAAGAGATAAACGTTAACATTTCAGTCATTGTCAATTGACTGCCAGTCTCCTTATACAATCGAACTCGGTATCTAATTTGTGAGGTTATGATAGAATCCCTTCGGGAGACGGTCCCGTAAAAAGAGGCATAAAGCCGTGGCTATCGGATGTTGCGTGCGACATCTATAGATGCTATCTGTGGGAACATGAACCGTGATTGGAAAACGGTAAGGGTAGCGCCCTGAGCAAGACCGTGTGACGTCCACGGCATAACGCTATGTGCAGGTTCGATTCCTGCTGTTCCCTTTTAAGAGTAAGTGAATCCTGTGGGGGCCTTGACTCGGAGGTCTGGTCAATCGCATATCGGACCAAGACCTAATATGCATTAGTCACACAACGAAGTGTGGCTTTTTTATTTTTGATTGGAGGTGATGGTCATTGATAGACATCAACAAATTATTGACGAGCTAACTAGCGATGCAATCAAGCTGATGTCAGATTGGCCATCAGCAAGAGAAAAGCAGAAGCAGTTCGTCCTAGCTTTCGTAGCTAGTGGTTTTAAGAATGCTACGGAAGCAGCGCGACAGGCGGGATATTCAGATAAAACAGCTAAAGTAACATCTAGTCAGATCCTAACAAAACCTAACTTTTTTCACGTTCAAGAAGTTATCAAGATATTAAAGGGAAACTTTGATAAACGTAGTACAGAACTATCCATTGCATCCTTGGTCGAAATAAAACAATTCCACACAAGAGTATTACGAGGAGAAGAAACTGATTTTGAAGTCGTGCCCTCGGTTGATGGTACTACCAGCATCGAAGAAGTCCCTCCAAGAATACGAGAAAGACAAAAATCAGCAGATAGCTTGGTTAAAATGCTGTCCGACAGTGAGAACGTCAATCGAACAGAACTAGCCCTAGAAAAGCTATTTGACAAGTTGGAAGAGGAAATAAATGGGAATTGATAGGTTATACCACGATAAGCAACTCAGCATCTTAAAACGGGCCTTGCGTGAAGATTGGTACATGATGATAAACCATGGAGCTGTCCGTGCAGGGAAGACCCAGCTGGATAACGATTTGTTTCTCATGGAATTGCGTAGAGCGAAGAAAAACGCTAAGTCTTGTGGTGTCGACAATCCAATGTATATCCTTGGTGCTACCAGCGCTGGAACATTGCGGACTAACATCTTGCAAGAATTATCAGAAAAGTACGGAATAGATTTCAAGTTTGACAAGCATGGGAACTTCACGCTCTTTGGTGTGTATGTGGTCACGACCTTTACAGGTTCTGTAGCTGGTTTGCGTGCCATCCGTGGTATGACGGCATACGGAGCTTATATCAACGAAGCGACGCTAGCAAACAAGGAAGTCTTTGACGAAATCCGCAAGCGTTGTTCAGGTTTTGGCGCTCGTATCATTTGCGATACCAACCCAGACCACCCCAATCATTGGTTAAAAAAAGACTACATAGACAAAGCAGATGACAAGAGTATCATCGCTAATCATTTTACGATATTTGATAATACATTCTTGAACCAGCGGTATATCGAGAACCTTATCGCAACAACGCCGAGTGGTATGTTTACAGAACGTGGCATCTACGGTCGATGGGTCAGCGGTGAAGGGGCTGTCTATCGTGATTTCAAGGAAGATATGCTAATCTCTGGTGACGGTATTCCAATAGATGATATCACTAGCTACTATGCTGGTGTTGACTGGGGATATGAACACCATGGGTCTATTGTTGTTTGTGGACAGACGGCAGATGGTAGAGTCTACCTCTTGGAAGAATGCTCGGCGCAGTACCAGGAAATTGATTACTGGGTAGAGATTGCCAAAGACATCAAATTACGGTACGGGAATATCTATTTCTACGCCGACTCCGCTCGTCCTGAACACGTCGCCCGATTTGAACGAGAACATCTAAAATGCGTGAATGCTGATAAATCTGTTCTGAGTGGAATTGAACAAGTGGCTAAGCTGATGAAGCAAGGTCGCTTTTTTGTTTGTTCGGAAAAGGTTGAAAAATTCAAGGATGAAGTCTATCAGTATGTCTGGAATGAGAAAACAGGCGAGCCAGAAAAGAAGAATGATGATGTGCTAGATGCACTTCGTTATGCTATTTATTCGCACATGGCTAAACCAAAAGCCAAAGTCAAACGCAAATCGCTTTACGGCTTGTAGAGAGGAGCAAAATGGAAGAAACATTAGTCTATAGTCGCTCGTTGTATAATGAGCAGAATTTGGATAAAGATATCATTTACAAATTGATTCTGAAGCATGACCAGACCAGTAATAGGCTCAAAAAGTTAAAAGATTACTACTTGGGCAAGCATGCAATCGAAAATCACACACGCAGAAGCAATCTGCCAAATTTTAAGACGGTTGCTAATCATGCTAAGGATATTGCGGATACCGCTACAGGTTACTTTATGGGCAATGCTATCCGCTATCCTAAGACCGACGATATGGACATTGAAGACCTTCTGAAAGCCTTTGATAGTGCAGATGTTGATTCGACAGATTCAGACAATGCATTGAACATGGCAATCTACGGCAGGGCTTATGAGTACATCTATGTCAAAGAGGATGAAAATGAGCTGGTAACTCGCAGTCTAGAACCAGAGAACACTTTTATTGTTTATGATGATTCGATTGAACAGAAACCTTTGTTTGCGGTCTATTATTATCAAACGAAGGACGATGTGACGGAAGAGACGTATTATCGAGCTCAGGTATTGACAGAGAACCTGCAATATAGCATGTCTTTACGTGAGCAGAAGAAAGAGTCAGAAGAGGGTGTTCCGCATAATCTCGGAGTCCTGCCTATTATTGAATACCGAAACAATCGCTATATGGTTGGGGATTATGAGCAACAGATTAGCTTGATTGATGCGTATAATTCGCTGATGGGTAACCGTGTGAACGACAAAGAACAAGCTATCGAGTCCATCCTAGTATTATATGGTGCTGCACTTGCGGACACACCGGAAGAAGCAAAAGAAGCGATGGAGATACTGCGAGAAGAAGGCTTGTTGGAATTGCCGAAGGACGCAAGTGCTGAGTTCTTGAAGAATGTCTTGGATGAGGCTACGGTCGAAGTACTTCGTAAGGCGCTTAAAGAGGATATTTACACTTTTAGCCACGTCCCCAATCTCTCAGATGAGAATTTCGCAGGGAATACATCAGGGGTAGCTATGGAATTTAAGCTTTTGGGCCTTGAAATGATTACCAAGACCAAAGAGCGATACTATATCAAATCTTTACACAAACGCATACAGATTTTTGCGAATTATTACAACTGGTCTCAGATTTACGAAAATGCTAAGGCGATTATTCCGCAGTTTAGCCGTGGTTTGCCGAAGAATTTGTTGGAACTTTCCCAAATTATCAGCAATCTCAAAGACAAGGTCAGTTTGCGTCAGCTTATTTCGCTCTTGCCGTTTGTGGAAGACCCAGATGCAGAGATTGAGGCGCTTGAAAAAGAAAAAGCGGAGAAAGAACCTGCATTTAGCCAGAATTTGCCTTATGAAGAGAGTGCGACAGATGGACAATCAGAAGTATTGGGAGAAGCGGAAAGCTCAGCGAATGGTTCAAGAAATGAACAAGGCAGAGCAAGTCGCAAAGAACCTCGATGAAATATATTCGCTAACTAGCAGACGCATTGCTTCCAAAATTGACCAAATCTTTGAGAGTTACCGCAGGGACCACGGACTGACGGAAGATGAAGCAAGAAGAGTGTTAGATAATGTCAAGAATCTATCGGATATTCGGGAGTTAAAATTAGCTTTACAGAATACAACGGACAGTGAAGAAATTCGCCAGTTGCTTATCTTACTCGATTCGGCTCCCTACGCTTCCAGAATTGAGCGTTACGAGGCTTTGCAGAGGGAGGTGGATAATTTACCCACTCGATTGTATAAAGTCGAAAATGAGGCTTCTAGAGCATTCTATGACGAATTCATTCCAGATGCTTACTACCATTCGATTTTTGATTTGCAACAGCAGTCGGGCGTGGCTTTTGCATTTAACAGGATTGATCCAGAAGAAATCAGAGCTATTCAGAACCAACCTTGGTTGGGAGCGAATTATTCAGAGAGGATTTGGGGCAATACTCGAACCTTAGCAAATGAATTGCAAAAGCAATTAGCAGTCAGTCTGTTAACAGGTCAGTCAGCACATGAGACGGCAGAAGTCATTGAGGCTCAATTCGGAAAAGGCAGTTACAACTCACGCAGGCTGGTGCGGACAGAAGCCAGTCATTTCCACGCAGAGATGGAAGCTAAGGCGTATGAAGAAGCAGAAGTTGAGCGTTACAGGCTTGTGGCTGTACTGGACTTGCGAACATCAAGCATTTGTCGGGAACACGATGGAAAAGACTACTTGGTCAGCGAAAGAGTGAAAGGGAAGAACTACCCGCCTTTACATCCGTGGTGTAGGACAGTCACTATAGCGCTAGATGATGAATGGTTAGCTAAAGCGACCAGAAGCGCCAGAGACCCAGTGACAGGTAAGACTGTTCAAGTCCCTGCCAATATGACGTATAAAGACTGGTATGAGAAGTATGTCAAACCAAAATACAAGGCGGATAACTTGGACATTTGGAAGATTGAACGTGCAAATAACCAGTATGAGAAATATAAGTCAATTCTTGGAGATAAAGCCCCTAAATCGCTTGAAGACTATATTGATTTGAAGTATAATGATAAAGAGGGATATGGACAGTTACAGGACCGAGCTAGATGGATAAAAGCGAAATTCCCGTCTGAGAAGTCTTTTAATGGTCATTTTGAGAAACATCGGGCTGAGTTTCCCGATTTTTCTAAAGAGGATTATCAAAAAAACGCATCTTTGCTACTTGCTAGCACTGTAGAAGGCAACATTCTCGGTTACGAGACTGATAGCGGTCGTAGAGTACGCTACGATAAGGTTAATAATATTATTGCGATAGGGCAGAAAAACAAACATAATCAACCCCGGTTGAACACTATGTTAAAACCAGATGAAGGTGAGAAATACTATTATGAAAACTACAAACGAGATTTTCCTGATTGATGGAGAAGAGTACATTCACTGCCCTGTTTGTGGACGGAATGTCATGTTATTTGATGTGTGCGAATGTAATTGGGAAAACACTGGTGAAACAAATATTGACGGCGGTCCAAATAAGATGACGTTAGCTGAAGCTAAAAAAGCATTTGCGGAAGGTAGACCAATTATTTAA